AAAAAATTACAGAAGGTGGACCTAAACCACCTCCGCCTATAAAGAAATTTATTCCAGAGTATATGAGCTTGAAATATGAATTAGATTTTTTACCTTTAAATGAGGAAAAAATTCAAACCGAAGGTAAAGAAATTACGGATTACTTTAATTCAAAGCTTTATAAGGCAACTTTTAAGAAATAATAGTTAGTTGTCTCTATTTTTAGCCACCGCCTTAGGGCGGTTTTTTTATGGGTAAGAATAATGGATTCTACAGAATACTTTTGGCTTACTCGGAAAAAAGAACCTAAAACTAAACCTAAAAGCCGGCCACTGCCAAAGCCTACACAAAAATATCTCGAGGCTGAGGCAACACTTAAGGAAGAGCTTGAGGATTTGTCGATTGGATTTGAACAGAAGTTTCAGCCGATCCATACCAAACACTGGCGCTTTGACTTTCATATTGTGAAATTGCGTTTGCTCATTGAAATTGAGGGCGGTTCCTGGTCTGGTGGGCGTAGTGGAAAACTGTCAAATAAAGCATGGAGTCTTGATCGATATGATCATGCTGAAGAGATGGGTTACAAAATAGAGCGCTTTCATCCAGACTCTGTTTTGTCGGGATATGTCATTAACTGGATAAAAGACGAATTAGCGAGAATTGAAGATGGAGCAGATCAGACCATTTCCACCGACTGATTTTATTGATCAAGCAGATGAAGAAGAAGCAATAAGACTAACACCAGCACCAGATCTAAAAAAATGGGTTGTTGCTAATTACTTAACTATTGGTGGACCTCTTTATAATCCCGATCATGATCACATAGCTGAGCTGCTTCACGATAATGAAGAATTTTTAGCATGTGCTTGGGCCTCTTCTGCATATAAAAGCAAGCAAGCTATGGTGTTAGGTCAGTGCGAAAAAGTCATGTTCAATGTTGGTGGATGGCGTAAGGCCAGACAAGAGCAACAGATGCGAGACTGGTTCGGCTTTGTGCCAACATACTTGATCACCATTGATGCTACATTTTGCGACAAAGCAAATGATCGTGAGTTTTGTGCTTTGCTTGAGCATGAACTCTACCATATAGGCGTAGAACGTGATGAAGACGGTGAAATGATCTTTAGTAGCTCAACAGGTTTACCTAAACATTATTTAGCTGGTCACGATGTCGAAGAGTTTGTTGGTGTAACCAAACGGTGGGGGGCGAGTCAAAGCGTTAAACGTATCGTTGAAGCTGCAAAGAATCCGCCGTTTGTTTCGAAACTTGATATTTCAAAATGCTGCGGAAACTGCGTAATCAACTGAGCCGAATGGCTCTTTTTTTTGCCTTCTTTGCTAGACGTAGCTAGACAAAGGTGGGGGTATGGCTGCACTTAAAGAACAGGTAAAAATATTTATTGTTCAAGCGCTTGCCTGCATGGATACCCCTCAACAGGTAGCTAATGCTGTCAAGCAAGAATTTAACATTGAGATTGATCGAAAACAGGTACAACTTTATGACCCGACAAAAGCGGCAGGAAAGAATTTAAGTAAGAAATATAAAGACCTTTTTCATAAAACCCGAGAGGACTTTAAAAAGAATGTTTATGACATCCCTTTAGCTAATAAAGCCTATCGGCTTAAAGAACTTCAGAAGATCTATGAAGACTGGAAGAACAACAGGCTTATGAAGCAAGGGGTTATTAAACAGGTTAGGGAAGAAATGCAGGGTTATGACCTCATGCTTTTAAATCTTGAGTTAAAGCAACTTGAGATTGAAAAGTTAAGAGAGGGTGAAGGTGATGAAGATCCAACACCAGTCAAGGTAACTATTCAAGTTGTAGATGCGAGTAAAAAAGATGCCGAACATCAATCCGACACTGAATGTACCTCAGGCTAATTTTTTGCAGATGGAAAAGAAGTTCCGCGCATTTGTCGCTGGCTTTGGATCGGGAAAGACTTGGGTTGGATGCTCCAGTTTATGCAACAAAGCTTGGGAATTCCCAAAAGTACCTTTGGGTTATTTTGCTCCAACTTACCCGCAGATTCGCGACATTTTCTTTCCAACTATTGAAGAGGTTGCTTTCGATTGGGGGCTTAAAACTAAGGTTTATGAAACCAATAAAGAGGTGGATATCTATTATGGTCGGCAATATCGAACTACAATCATTTGCCGGTCTATGGAGAAACCAGCAACCATTGTAGGTTTTAAAATTGGCCACGCCTTGATTGATGAGCTTGATGTTATGGCCAAGGTCAAAGCTCAACAGGCTTGGCGTAAGATCATCGCTCGTATGCGTTATAAGCAAGCTGGTTTGCTCAACGGTATTGATGTGGCCACAACACCAGAAGGTTTTAAGTTTACATACGAGCAATTTGTTAAAGAGGCAAATAAATCAGAGGCTAAGCGTAAGCTCTATGGAATGATTCAAGCTTCAACTTATGACAATGAAGCTAATCTTCCAGATGACTACATATCATCACTTTATGAGTCTTATCCGCCGCAATTAATTTCAGCTTATTTAAGAGGGCAGTTTGTCAATTTAACCAGTGGTGCTGTTTACCCCGACTTTGATCGAGTTCTAAACCACACGGATGAAGAAATTAAGAAAGGTGAGCCTTTACTCATTGGTATGGATTTTAACGTGCTTAAAATGGCTGCTGTGGTTTATGTCATTAGAGAAGGGAAGCCAAGAGCTTTAGATGAACTGGTTGGCGTGAGAGATACACCGACGATGTGTCAACTGATTAATGAGCGCTTTCCAGATCACGATATTACTGTGATTCCAGATGCTTCAGGTCAGGCAACATCATCAAAGAACTTCAGTGAATCTGATCATGCAATCTTAAAGAAAAATGGATTCAAAGTTGAAGTTAATGGTGTGAATCCCGGTATTAAAGATCGTATCACTGCAGTTAATGCACAAATTCTGAATGCTGAGGGTGAACGACACTTAAAAGTGAACACAAACAAGTGTCCTAACTTTACGGCTACTTTAGAACAGCAAGTCTATGATGATTTTGGAATGCCAGATAAAAGCGCTGGTTTGGACCACGTTGGGGACGCTGGTGGATATCCAATAGCTAAGAGATTCCCAGTCATCATTCAGAAAATATTTAAACGGCGCGCAATCGCTGGTTTTTCTCGTTAATCAATGCACCTTCTCAGGTGCTTTTTTATTGGTGTTTTTATGGCAGTTACTGATAAACATCCGCAGTATATTGCTGCACAAAAAAGCTGGGAGATTATGCGGGACGCCGTTGCTGGTGAAGAGCAGATCAAACAGGCACAAACAAAGTACCTAGCTAAATCGGCCGGAATGATTGAGGCTGAAAAGCAAGGTGATACGACTGGAGAGATTTATAAGGCCTATCTAAGTCGAGCTCAGTATCCGCTATGGGTTCAGGACGCATTACGCACGATGATTGGTTTAGTTTCAAAGCTGGAACCTAACATCGTAATTGAAAGTTCTCTGTTAAAGGGTTTGATAGAGAATGCAACCAATGATGGTTTTGGGCTTAAACAGCTCTTTATTCGCATTTGTTCAGAGTTGCTAGAGTTTGGGCGCTGTGGTTTGCTTGTCGATGTTGATGGGGCTGGTGTGCCATATTTCGCTCTATATGATGCGCTATCAATCATTAACTGGAAGGAAAACAGCATTGGTGGCCGTAAGGATCTAAAGCTGTTAGTGCTCGAGGAACAATTCGAAAATAGTGAAGATGAGTTTGGGCATGATACAAAGACGGTTCACCGTGTTTTATCTATGGTTGATGGTGCGCTAACTGTACGGTTATTTGATGGCTCTGTTGAAGAAGATAAAACGCCAGATCTCGGCGGTAATCAGCTATCTTTCACGCCGTTTGTTTTCTGTGGAACGACCGATAATTCTCCACAAGTTGGAACGGTACCATTGCTTACCATGGCCAAGGCAGCACTCAAGTATTACCAGCTAAGTGCGGATTATTACCAGTCACTTCACCATACAGCTCATCCGCAGCCTTGGATTAATGGACTTGAGGGTGATGAAGATATTAGCGTTACTGGTGTGATGGCTGTCTGGAGCCTTCCTAGTGAATCTCAGTGTGGTTATCTCGAAATTTCAGGTAGTGGCATTGAACTCACTAAAAAGGAAATGGATGCTCAAAAGAATTCGGCATTAGAAGCTGGAGCAAAGGTGATTGATACCAACTCACAAGAATCAGGTGAAGCACGACGTGCGCGTCAGGATGACCAACAAGCAAGCCTACATAGCATTGTCACTTGTGCTGCTGCAGCTATTGAACAAGCTATCAAATATGCAGCTCAGTGGTTAAAGCTGGATTCAACAAAATATGCATTTACGGTTGAACCTGAATTTATCGTTCAGCAATACGATATCAATCTGGCCAAACAACTTTATGAAGGTGCTATTGCCGGAAAGAACTCTTTCCGCACATATTGGGAATACCTGATGACAGGTAAATTACCAGCTCACGACTATCAGGAAGAAGTGAAGCGGGTTGAAGGTGAACGGGACAGTATGCCGTTGTAGAGGTGACGTATGGCTTCAAAAGAAGATAAATCATTGATTGAAGTACTTACCCAACATCAGGCGTACTTATATCGGGTGTCTTCTCAATCTGTTAATGAGCTACTAAAAATCTTTAATGATGAGTCAATATTAATGTTGGCAAAGCTTCGGGATTTGCTTGATGAATTAAATGATTCTGAAAAGATGGCTCTAGCAAGTGGACAGTACACTACAACTAATCTTAAAGAAATTCGTGATCTGATTGCTCAGTGGTTTATAGGACTAAATACTGCATTACCTGAAGCTTTCGCAGTTTCTGCTACTGCCTTGGCAGTATATGAAGCCAATTATACGGCGAAGCTATATGGCGGCAAGATCAAAAAGCCAAATGGTGAAAAGCTTTATGCAGCAGCTAAAAAAGTACCGTTGGTGGGAGGAGCACTGGTTGATGAGCTGCTTTCTAAGATTGCTGAAACTGCACGCCAAAAAGTTGAGTATGCCATTCGGGATGGTATCAACTCAGGTAAAACAAATCAGGAAATAGTTCAGCGCATTCGCGGCACCAAGCGGCTTAATTATGAGGATGGGCTTCTAAGTAGCAGTAAGACTGATATCGACCGTACGGTGAGAACAGTTCGTAGTCATGTAGCCAATCAAGCTTATCTCAATAGCTTTAACCAGATTGGCTTTGAATACGTAAGACTGGTAGCAACTTTAGACGGAAGAACTTCAAAACTTTGCGCAACTCTTGATGGTTCCGTATGGGAGATTAACGATCCGGCAAAGCGCGTACCGCCGTTGCATCCTAATTGCCGAAGTATTCTGGTACCTGTAGAGAAAGACGGGAAATTAGTTGGTGAACGGCCATTTGTTATGGACGAACGTCGAGTTAAAGACATCCCGAAAGAAGAGCGTAGCCAGTTAATAGGGCAGCTAGATGCCAATACTACGTTTAGAGAGTTCTTCAAGAAGACAGATGATTTCTTTCAAAGAGAATGGTTGGGGCCGAAACGTTACAAGCTCTATAAGGAAGGAAAATTTGATTTTGATAAGTTCTTCGATCCAGAGGGGCGGTTATATACATTGGACCAACTTCGAAAGTTGGATGAGCAAACCTTTAAGGAGTTGGGCTTATGAGTGAGTCAAGACATTTAGTGCTAAAGCGTCACCCTACTTTGAAAGGTTATCTGGTTATTTGTGATGAAGAAACTGGACAACCACTAGCTGGACAAAGAGCAGTACAGATGAATTCTGATGCCTTAAATGGACCTGCAACAATTACTGTAACTTTTGAAGCATATGGTGCTCATGGTGTTCGCTTACTGACTGATGAACCAAGGCCGACTCAAACAAAGCAAATGTAGCGAAAGGTACTACAAATGTCTGAAAAGCAAATCAATATGTCGGATGCTCAATATATTCTGAGCACAAAATTAATTCTGGTGCCATTTCTTCAAATTAAGATTTCAAGAGCCATGGCAATTTATGGTTTTACTTTTGAAAGATTAAAAGCGATTGCACTCATCAATTAGAACTTAATTTTTAACCTTAGCACCTTCGGGTGCTTTTTTTGTGAGAAGAAAATGATCAAAGAAGTAACAGAGCAAGAGTTAGCTGAAAAGTCTGTGGCACCCCGAGTAACTAAAGCGCAAATTGATTCATTGATGGAGCGTGTTACATATACGGTTGAGCAACGCCCCGGTGGCACGACATCTACTTTTGTCCATGCATTTTTAGATGGAAAGTTTTTCCTAGCAACGGGTTTTAGTGCATGTGTGAATGCTGAAAACTTTGATGCTGAAATTGGTGAGCGTATGGCTCGTGGAAATGCAGAAAAGTCAGCTGAAAATAAACTTTGGGAGCTAGAAGGCTACCGTTTATTTGCAACAAATTACTAAGTTTTCAATCGAAATTTAGCGTCCTTAGGGGCGCTTTTTTAATGCCTTGAGATAAGTCTTTACCCAATCAAACGAGAGGTTTGAACATGTCATTGCCATTTATTGTTGATTCACTTGATGCAATCAAAGAAGAACACCGAGCTTTATATGTCGAGGAAAACGGGAAGTTTCGCCTCGACTTAGAAGGTTATGAAGATCCAAAAGGTTTGAAATCTGCACTTCAAAGCGAGCGAGATGCTGCTAAGAATGCAAAGTTGGAACTTCAAAAACTTCAGAAACAATTTGAAGGAATTGATCCTGAAATTGTTAAGAAAGTCTTTGCTCAAATTGACCAGGATGAAGAGGCCAAATTAATCGCAGAAGGCAAGGTTAACGAAGTGATTCAGAAGCGCACCGAGAAGATGCGTGAAGAGCATGAAAAGTTACTGAAGGCCGAAAAAGAACGTGCCGATAAAGCCGAAGCTTATGCTCAAAAGTTCAAGCAATCAGTAATTCAAAGCCAAATTGTGCAGGCTGCAATTGAACTTGAAGCATTGCCAGAAGCGACCCCTGATATCGCCTTTTTAGCTCAGTCAAAGTTTGCATTAGATGAAAACGGCAAAGCTGTGGCAGTTGATGAAAACGGGGAAGTAGTCATTGGTAAAGACGGCCAAACACCGATGACCCCAAAAGAATGGGTTGAATCTCTACGCGAGCAAAAACCGTATTACTGGCCTAAACCTAATGGCATGGGCGCACCTGGTAGCAACAATTCAAAAGGTCAGCCAGACATTCTCAAAGCAGATGGCTCGGTAAATATGACCAAATTGGCGCAATTACGAAATGAAAACCCGCAACTAGCTAAAGAGCTAGCGGCAAAACACGGTATTAAACTTTAAGGAGTAAAGCCTAATGGCTGAGACAAAAATTGCTGATGTAATCGTACCTGAGTTATTTACTCCGTACGTATTAAATAAGACTGCCGAGAAGTCTGCATTATGGCAGTCAGGCATTGTTGGGGAGCTTGATGAAAAAGTCGCTTTTGGTACAGAAGGCGGTACCACAGTAAATATTCCTTTCTGGAATGATTTAAGCGGTGAGTCCGAAGTACTTTCAGATGGTAAAGCTCTTGGGGTAAATAACATCACGGCTGGTAAAGATATTGCTATTTTGCATGCCCGTGGTAAGGCTTGGGGTGCAAATGATTTATCTAAAGCATTATCTGGTGATGACCCATTGGGTGCGATTGCTGATCTTGTAGCAGATTACTGGGCTCGTGAATTTCAGGGGTTTACCGTAAATACACTTAAAGGTGTATTTGGGTCTGCAAGCATGGCAGGTAATACCCATGACATTTCGGCTGGTACTGGAGCAGCAGCCGTAATTGATGGTCATTCATTTATCGATGCATCTTATAAATTGGGAGATGCTGTTGATAAATTAACAGCGATTTCAATGCACTCATTCACAATGGCAGCACTAGCCAAGCAAGGTTTAATTGAAACTGTGCGTGATGCTGATGGTGTGGTGCTTTACAAAACTTTTATGGATCGCCGTGTGATTGTCGATGACGGTATGCCAGTGGATGGTGATGTATTTACCTCTTTCTTGTTTGGCCAAGGTGCGATTGGTTTCCAAGATATTGGTGCACCAGTTGGTGTAGAGACTGACCGAGACAGCCTAGCAGGTACAGATATTCTTATTAACCGCCGTCACTTTGTATTGCATCCTCGTGGCATTAAGTGGGCAGGTGATACAGGTATTGCACCTAATAATGCTGGTCTAGCAACAGCCGCAAACTGGGAACGTGTCTACGATCCTAAACAGATCCGTATTGTGGCATTCAAGCACAAGATCAAATAACAAAAAGGCGGGTAACACCGCCTTATCTTTTTGGAGATCCACATATGGGACTTTCATCATTTAACCGTGCACGGGAAAGACAACAA